GATCGTTTCCTCCCGCCCGACCGAGTAAGACAAGAGACCGGGTCTCGGTTGACCGTCCTTACAAACGACGCCAGCAATATTCGCCGCGGGAGGCGCAATTACCCCAGGCCCGTTTGGGGCCCCCGAGTGTCAGTCACCTCGGGCAAAATCCCGGTTTCGAGGAAGATATGACAGGGTATTATAAAATGGAGTATGATGTAGTGCCAGGATTTCCCGCGTACTTCTTGGCATTTATTCTGCCCTATATCCTGTCATATTACGTGTGGTCACCCATCAGCCTGTTAGCCCTACTCCCTCTCGTCGGGCTACCAGCAATCAGGTATTACACGGCGCACGAGCATGACTATGATCAGAACATCGACCGTCGATCCATTGTTCTGTCAGCCGATGCCCGTCCTCTAGTGGCTGCGAAGTTAGTGCGCCAGTACTCACTGCGCTCATTACTCGGCTTCACGGTTCCCCTATGGTGGAATTGGGAAGTGTACAATGACAGCGTCCTACAGGAATATGTCCTCAAGTCCCCGCAGCCCAAGAGTGAGACTGACCGTGTTACCTTCTACTACGCATCGGTGCCACACATTAATGTGTCCACGCAACTCGTTGCTGATATGTTCAGTACGACGATTGAGGCGATGAGGGTGTATGATCTCAAGCGCTCCATAGGTCCCCGAGCCGCGGCTTTGACCCTGTCCGTTTTAGTAGGGTTTAGCCCGACTTTTGTGGGAGGTCTGCCTACTCGCCCGATTAAACCTGAGTTCACTGTTACTGGACTCACGGAAAGTTACCGCGACCCCACGGTGTGGTACGGGATCTTGCCCCCAAATGACATGTCCCGTCTGCAATTCGCCCCCATTACCCCTGACCGTCGACATCCACTGAACATAATGTACGGCGCCATAAACCGGATCGGCGTCGATAATTCCACTTGTTGCGAAATTGAGAAGTTTGACGCAGTCATCAACTCCGTCCTTCTTGATTTGTTTCCCAGCAATGAGATCCTCTACCCGAACCTTTCATTCTATACCATGCTTGACTGGATAGAGAGTCGGCCGTATACTCCGGCCCAGAAGCATTTATTACACCAATGCCTGGAGTCCCTGAGCCAGTTCGACAACGATCTCTTCAGCGAGCATAAGGACTACCGCACGAAATGTTTCGTCAAGAATGAGACGTATACTGCCAAGAAGTTCCCGCGCCTGATTTGCGCCGGAGGTAGTCTCCGCAAATTGATTCTGGGACCTTTGTTCCAGGAATTGAATGATTGGTTCTTCTCCCAGCCATGGTCCGTCAAACACCTTTCCTACGCCGAACGAGGGCCTTACGTTCGGCAGCGGCTCGGAGAATATGGACACTTTTATGTGACTGACCATAGTGCGTTTGAGTGCTCCGCCACAACCCGGGTGCAGGCCATGATTGAGCGCAAAGTTTACGAACGTTATTTGCCTCCCAATTACCATCACCTCATCGATTACATAACCCGAGGTGATGAGAACGGCTTGCAGCGCATTTATGGCGACCGTGTCGTCATCACCACCCCGGTTGTGCGTAATAGCGGCGAAATGAACACGTCTCTAGGCAACTCGATTCTGAATCTCGTTGCCCTTCACACAGCCGCCCGCTTGTCCGGAGCCTCGGTCGTTAAAGAAATGGTGGAAGGCGACGACGCACTGTTTACTCTTGACCGTTACGTTGACCCAGAAGTGTTCGCCCGGCATATGCAGAAACTGGGATGTCGTATTAAAATCGGATACTATCCCAGCATCAACGGCACTAGTTTCTGCTCGGTTTTCAATTGCACGTCCGGCGGATTCACCTTCGATTGGGCTCGGAATTTCATCAAATTACCTTGGAGCCCTAGCCTTCCACCCGACATTCTGGCATCGTTCAAAGGCAAAGTGGGAGCTTATGCCTTGTACGCGCAGCAGACAGCCATTGGTAAGGCACTTGTCAAGGCGTTTTCACCGCGTGAAGCCCATTTCCCCGACAACACTTACTTTAGAGAGCAATTGAATGAGACGGGAAGTCCCGATGGGATTCACATACCCATACCGGACGACGTGCTGGAACGCCTGCAATGCCCCATCAACCAAACGGACATTGACAACGATGCCGAGGTGTGTGGTTTGAGCCCTTCAATCATTGAGCGGATAGTATATTTGATAGAGTC